CTGATAATGCGCATCAGCATCAACCACTTCGTGCTTTTCATTAACGGTTTTACCGTTAATCTTCTTCATAATATATCGCGCAACATAAGCAGCAGACTCAAAGTTAACATCACCAATAGAGCTATAGCCAAACGGCCAAAGCTCTTTAAGTATTTCTGACGTATAAAAGATAGACCCAGTCTGCGTTCTTTGGAAAAACTTCTTATCTTCAAAATCAAGACCAAAGATACAAGCATGGAAATGAGGACGATCAAAAGATTCACCATATTCACCTGCCATATAAAAACGAATAGTCTTACCAGTATAACGCTTCCTTAACCGCTTCATAAAAAGCTGAAAGTCTTCATAATGTAAAGACATATCCTTAGGACAATGCTCTGGAGCATATGTCAAAGTAATAAAACAATTACTGGTATGCATTTGTGCCTCATGCATACAACGAACCGCCCACTGACGTGAGCGTTCAAGGCGACAACCAACACACTGACCACACGGCAATGATAAGGTACGGACTACGTCCGCCCCTGGTAATTCACGCCAAATAATAGACCTGTCAGCGCATTGATAAGCCGTTAACGGCTTATAACACGCCATATATTACAGTCTAAAACCACCGCGTTGCGGTGAAGTACGCATATTGATTGCTTTAGTCTTGCTTACGCCACGACGAAATTTCTTCGCTGCACCGTGTTTGCTCATTGGCTTACGATATAAACTCATAACATTGCACTCCGTAGTTAAAAACTGTGGTTTTGGTGTCACCTAGCACAGTTACATCAAGTAGAGTAACTGTGCTGGAACCGACTTACGTCGATTCCTTAGGTGTTTCTACTGCAGAAACGATGGGTTCAACCACTGGTTGTCCATCAATAAGACCAATTTGAATCGCTTCATCGCGATTCTCATCATTTTGCAAAAATTGCAATAATGCGTTAGGGTCATGGTCAAACCTTGCCCGAATCTTCGCTGGCAAAGCCATAAAAGCCTCATCAGAGGCACGAATACGATTCAACGCATCGTGGTAGTCAGAGACACCACTAAAATCGCCGTATGACGGCTCTAAAGGCGTTACTGGAATCTGCCCAGTTACGCCAAAACGCTCAACGATAACGTTAATATCACATTCATCCTTCATGTGTTGTTGAGCCAAACTCGGGTCTTCACAAGTAAGACCAGTCTCTTGCGAAGCAAGAGCCATATCGTAATTATACGGATTACGAACAAAAACTTTAGTCATATTCATTCCTTATCTGTTATAAGTTTTGTTAATAGTAACACCCGGCTTAACAGCACGGATAGCTGCACCTGCAGCATTTAAAGCAGTAGAACCATCTCTCACGATATATGGAGCAATACCAAACTTATCATAATATCTACCTTCAGCCTCATTACGAGGCATAAGATAATTCATACCCTTAGCAGTTGCAAGTTGAACTTGAGACTGAGTACGCATAAGCTGAGTATTCATAATAGTGTTCTTTATCTGTTCAGGAATATGATCATTCTGTAAAAGAACATTAAGACGCTGAGCGTCTTTTAACCTAGCAGAAGCATCTGCATCCATAGATTGAGCACCAATTAATCCCTTTTGGGATTCTTGTAACTCAATAGTAGACAGAGCTTGCGCCCGATTAATATTAATTTGTCGGGCAGTAGAACCAGTATTCGCTGACGCTTCACCAACATTAGAAGCAGCACTGGCTTGTCCGCCAGTAGGGACAGCTGCACCACCTTGAGAATAAGCCAACATAGGAGAAAGACCTGCAGCCTTTAAATCCGCAACACGTCGTTGATACGACGTATTAGCCATATCAGCCTGAAAATCACGATTAATGCCAGCTTGCTCAGCATTAAAATCTTGCTGACCCATAGCACCAAGAGCAGCTCCCGCTGCACTTAACCACGGCTGACCAGTAGCAACACCAGCTACTGAAGCAATACCACCTAAACTAGATAACATACCCATACTAACGCCCTTCGGTTGTTTCCTCACTACTCCTTACGGAGTAGTCGAGGTTATAAAACATTAGAAATGGTCAATTAAACCAGGAACACTATACATCGGCATAGGTCTAGCCATCTTGCAATCAAAAAACGCATCCATCAAGAATTGCTGACCGTTAGCCGCCGCACCAACTGCCGTCGTACGATCAATCGGAGGCGATTCTTGAATAAATGTGGAATTCAAAGTAGGAAGAGAAGTAAACTTCTGAGCATAATGCCAAGGGTCTATCGTACCGACACTTGTTGACTTAAACAATCCAGTGATCTGGCTTGGTTTATATCGGTACTCAGCCCATCGCTCTTGATAACCAAAAACAGTTATC